AATCTTTGAATCTGTCAGTGTCAACCCAGATCATTTCAATGACATTGTTACCGACCGCGTGCGTCAATGTGCCTTTTCCAGCAGCGCAAAAATCACCGACCGCAAAAGTAGCAGCGGTGTTCGCATGGGCGGAATCAATCCAAACCAAAAGCCGGCCATGATCGGGATATAATACCCGCATGGTATTCGACGCATTGATAGCGGTTCCGCCGCCCTCAGTGCATGCTACGCCGGTGTTTCGAGTTAAACTCGTTGCTGTTAAAGTAGTTTGTCCCATCTTTATAATTCCTTCTTATAAGTTCTTTTAACTTTCGGAGGTTCAACCGGAATCGGGGGTTCGACCGGTTTCTCGACCGGCAAAACACCAACACCAAGTTTTTTCATGGCCTCTTCGAGTTGTTTTATTCTTGCATCGTATTCAACCAATTTAATTTTTATCTGTTTAATTGGTACTCTGAATTGACGATGATTTTCGTTGATTTCCATCATTAACCTCTAGGTTTAAGCTTCCGCCGTCTTGTCTGCATAAAGTACGCAGGTCATATCAGGACGGATAATCTTCGCACCGTAAACGTGCAGCATCTTTACCGCGTCGCTGAAAGAACTTTCGGGCGTGAAGGCTATGGTTTGAAGTAACTGTTCAGCATAGGCCCACGATTGACCGCGAACACCGAACAGCATCCTGGTAATATCCCAGGACGATGAATTTTTAGATACATTAGTAGAAATAAGCAGATCAAAACCACCGAAGCGCCCAACAAGGCCGTTTTTCCAAGTGTCCACGTTATCGGTCAAATTCGATACACCCGCAAGAATCAGTTTGTGCAGCACCCACGGAGGAATAACGCCGAAACGCCCGGCTCGGGGAATGTTTTCATCATCCATCTTTTCCGCCACCGTAAGAATCTCATCTTCAACATTCAGCGACGTCATATCCACCGGCGCTCCGCTGGTATTCTGTGCAAGTCCCGCATCGGCGTAAAGGCCAAAACCATAAGCATCAGCCGTATTGTTTACTGCGTAAACTGCTTCAGTCATTCCGGCTTCAAGTAAATTGCCTTTTGCCTGCGCCTTGTCAACATTATCAACCTTAAACGAAACATAGTCCTGCTGGTCAATCAGCAAAACGCTTTGAGAGTCAACCAGCGTTGACGGTGTGATTGATGTGCTGTTTTCCGTATAAGTCGAAGTCGACAAAGCCGCTATCTGATTGATCTTGATCGCTTCTCCGTATGCAGTGATTTCGCGCTCAAGTTGTCGATTGGCGACACTTGCAAAAACATGAACCTTTTTCAAGGATTCGATTAAATAAGCCGTCCAGATAGTCGGCTTGAAATTATTTACTGACATTGTTTATCTTCCTTTTTATTGATTCCATAGTTTCATGGATTTCATAACAGTGTCAAGATTTTGTCTTACAAATTCAGGCGTCATGCCGTCAACTTCCTGCTCTGTATAGAAATCCTTTGTCAATTGCCCGTTATCTTTGTCCGAACTCTTTTGACCCGTTACTGTGGTCTCGCCGAATAACCATGACTCATTTGATTTCAACTTGTCGATCTGTTCATTCAAACCAAGTAAATTGTCGCCGTCAAGTTTTATCTTGTCCAGCTCCAACAGCGCCTTGACTGCTTTCGGATTCCGCGCCTGCGCTTTGATCAAATTGTTCTCAAGCAGTAAATTAGTTTTTTGTTCTATCATCTGCTTTTCAAACGCCTCTTTCTCCGCCTTGCGCGTATTCTCGAATTCGTCAACTTTAGTCTTTAGCTCTGCCTGGTAGTCGGCCAATTTTTTTTGCAGCTCTTCATTATCGCCGCTTGCCTTTTCCATTATCTTCAATTGTTTCTGTACGTCGGCAAGCTGTTTCTTGTAATCAGCAACAGCCTTTTCAACCGTCTCTGTTTGTCCTTTTGCGATTTCGTCAATCTGTTTCTGCAAACCGTTCTTTGCGTCATTGACTTCGTCGAATCTTGACTTGGGAATTAATTTTCCGTCGTCAATGATAACTTTCTTGTCGCCAAGTTTTTCAGTCAATGTCTTAAAAAGTTCTGCACCAAGTAACGTTTCAAGTTCATTCATTTTTTATTCCTTTGTTTTCGCGCTTCATTTGTTTACGCGGTCTGTCCGCGCTGCCGTCTTTCGATATCCCTCGAAATACTAAAGGGGTATAAAACAAAAAAGCCTTGGCATCCTTTCGGATATCAAGGCTCGTGTTTTCCACCAAGCAATATGTAATTACATTCTAAAACATAAACTTATAAAATTATATTTCATCCGTTATCGGTATTTTTATCGTAGGATAAACCTCATTATTTACTAATATCCCGCGCTCAAACGTAAGTTCTATTTTTCCGAAAAATCCAGCCTTTTCCATATCCGGCAAAATAACTCTCTGCTTCTTTGCTTCGCCCTTATCGTTTGTCCTGGTTACCGTTATGACCGTTCGCATTTATACTCTTTTGCTATTTTATACGAATAATCAAAAGTCATACCAAGTTTATAATAATGATAAAATACTGCAATCTTATTCTTATTGAACCATGCCCACCATTGAACGCGGAACACCTGAAAAAAGTTCGCAGCGGTTAAAAGCCAAAGTTCAAAGTTGTTATATTTCATCTCATGCGCTCGTTGAATAGCCTTGTCTGTAATTCATCTCTAAAAGAATATTCTTTAAACACAGTCCAGTCATCCCTACTCAAAAGATACTTTACGTAATCTGCTTTGTGAGGTAGTGCAAAGCCTTCGACACCGGCCTCTCTGCAAAGAATAGAAAACCACAAATCACTGTTCAGATTCTCAAAATACTGATTCTCGACACTGATTTTTATATCGTCTGTATGAAAGCATAATGCACAAGTCCCTATCAGCTCCACCTTGTGCCACACCTTGACATTCTCAAACATCCGATATATTTGATCTTTGTCGAAATCTCTGTAGTAGCTGTTTATCTTTCTTTTCGGATAGTTCCGCCCCATTAAAGCAACAACTCCGAACTCATCGCAGTGATCTTCCATGAATGCAGCAAAGTCAGGCGGATAATATAAATCGTCATCGCATATTAAATGATAACCTGGAATCTTATCCGTCCACCAGAATTTAGCTGTATCTCTGTATTCATTATTTCCAACGCAGTATTCAATCTTGCATGGATAATCAAAGACGGGAAATGATATCGGCTGGTAGTTGAAATAAATACAAAGCCGGTCAACTTGGGGCAATAAAGAACTTACTGCTTTCTCCAAAGCCTTTTCCCGGCCTTTAATTGTCGCTATACTTGCCGTTATAGTTTCAATCATTCTTTTTGCTTTCGGTAATCTGCACAGATTTGACCGGATAAACTTCGATATCTTCTGAATCAAACATTTCATAAAGCCCGCCGGCCAACGCCTGCCGGACTTCATCAGAATTAAACTCTGTATAATCATCATTTATAATAATAAAGAAATGCTGTTTCATTTTTCACCCAGTATCTTTTTAGTCGTTTCCATCTCTTTGTTATACTTTCTTTGTTCCCTGGCATCATTTGAAGTCCATCCGTCTCCTTTGAATATGGTTGCAACCAATGAAATAGTTTGTCGCATTTCTTCACCACAATTATCGCAAACATGTCCATCGTAAACAAGTCTTTTTGTGAATACTTCTTTACGTAATCCACAACCAGGGCAGATAAATTCATAGAACGGCATAGACCCTCAGTCGTTTACTTTGTCTGCATAAAAGAAATTACACCAATCGGCATGAGTAACCGCGTCTTGGTTTAATTCACTCGTTATCTCTTTGCGCTCTGCACTTAAAAGATAATTTCCGAACGCCACAAGGTCTTTCTCTGTTAATTCGTACATTTTATTTCTCCTTTGTTAATATTTTATTATAAAGATTATTCATCAATTTAAGTTCATCTTTTGTGAATAAATTGATATCGGGATCAACAATCTTTCCATCTACTTTTTCATAAAACCCCGCCTTTGTTCCTGACCTCAAACAATCAAATAAAAACTTTTTTGCTTCATCGACATCATTAGATGAATGTCTTTGTGTATAACTAAAATCATAGTCTGACTGCTCAACTATATATCTCTCTTTTGATCCAAGGTTCATTTTCCATCCGTTTTATTTAAATCTTTTTCAAGCCATAAAATAAATCCGTCTAATGTTGGCACCGGATACGGATCGCCGTATACTTTGTAGGCAAGTGAATCTTTTAGAATATCGTTTTTGTATTCGATCAACTTTTCAAATAATACCTTTTCAACTTCAAATTCAAATGCTTTTCTTGCCCGATAATGAAGATCACCTGTTATCTTTATTTCTCTCTCCGGCGCTAATGGAAAATTTTCAGAAAAATCATCTGCATTCCAGTCTATATGACTATGTGAGGCACCAAAACAATACGTATCTACTGTTAAACAAGGAATTTCTGTTGCCTCTTTATCAGCAACCGCGAACAAAGCACAAATCAAAAGCATAAAAATAAAAAATATGGTTTTCATTTCTTTTCCTCAATTGGTTCAAAAACTATATCATTCTTTTGATCGGGGTGCTTTACGGTATGGTCAAATTCACCCGTCAATATTTCTGTAGGTATTCCGTCATTTTCTGGGAATGCTTTGCAAAAAAGCTTGTCATAATTAAAGTGTCTGCATTTTCTGCAAATACTTTTTTCATCCATTAAATCATCAAGATCATCTAATAAAAACAAAGTCATTTACGGCCTCAGCTTACTATATTTATAAAACAAATCCATTATATCGTCAGAATATTTCTTGCCGGTCATTAATCCGGCAAATGTCTCAACGATAAATTCATCTGGATTCCAACCCGCATACTTGCCAACTTTATTCGCTATTTTTTTATATCCCATACCAACCTCCCAGTGCCGCGGCGCCTTAATAAGGCTGTGCCCTATTTCATGCAAAACCGGTTGCAGTGGATTGTCACTTGATAACCATTTTCTTCCATAAGCATCTTGCGCAGACGCAACGGGATTCTCCCACCAATCACACGTTTCATTTATCTCTACTGCTTTTGTGTCTCTATTCCATCTAGCTATAACAGACTTATTTTTTATAGATATCTTTTCAGACCTGTAACCGCTTGCCCTCAAAGTATCTGATGCTATTTCTATATTTTTATTTTTCCCGACCGTCCATTTCGCAGTTATCTTATCTATTGAATATTTCTCACTAAGCCCGCGCACGCTATTCATGTCTATTGCTTTCGGCGCTTTCGGCATCCCGCCTTTCTTGTATTTCATCGGGATGTTTTTGCCTTTTGCCCACTCTTCATACGTCTGGTATGGAATGCGTTTCTTTTCGACGTTATCCCAGCGTTTGGCCGGTGTTTCGCCGTCAAGTTGTGTAACAGTCGTGCAGCGACAGTTGATATCCATTTCCGCTATGCCAAAATTGCCGGGCGCAGTTCCTTTTCTGCCGTCAATTTGGAAATAGCCTTCTTCATCTTCTATCTGTCCGTCAAGCCTTGCGTGCTGGTCCCGCGTCTTACCGTCCAGCGTCGCCCGCCATTCCCTTTTTAGAATCAAGCCGAGTCTCTCAGCCGCCGCCTTCGCTTTGTCGGTAGATGTTAAGTTAGCAAGCTCAGTCGCTCTATGTGTTTCAGTCTGCACTATTTTAATCAAACTGTTCGTTGTGTTCGCAAACTTTTCGGCGAATATCTTTGCAGTCTTATTATATCCGTAACCCTGAACAAGTCCCTCAGTAACCGCCCCGCGTATCTTTACTGTTAACGCCGCAACGTGTTCAAGCGATCTTGTTTTCCACCCTATTTTATCATACGGATTGACTAAGGCCGCTTTGATTGCATCAGTATTAATTTGACCGAACCCAAGCTTTACCCCGATTCCATTCTCTAAACCGTACCCGCCGTTATAGTAAGTCTCTGAAAATATATCCTCTGTTCCATTCCCTATCAGCTTATTTGTCTCAATCCCCATTCGCTTTAATTCGTCTGCAATCTCATATTCTATGTTAGTCAGTCTGTTATATTTCTGCATATCAGCAAACGTCACCTGGTCACCCATTGAAGCGTACATATTCGCCAACTTCTGCTGTACCTCTTTAAGACTTTGCTTCAATCGTCTTGCAACAGCCTTTTCAAGCCCCGCAGCTATCCGCTCGGCCTGGCGCTGTGAATACCCGAACACATCGGCAAGATATTTGTTTGTATCTTCAATCGGCATTATTCGCCTTCGTCCTCTTGCTCTGTTTCGTCTCCCTGCGCTTTCATGGTCTCAATCGCCCGCTCCATGTTGACTTGATTCTGTTTCTCCATTTTCTTCATTTCTTCGTCAACATCAGTAACCCATGGATGATTGGCAATTATCGTTTCGTCGCTGATAAGTCCTTTGCTTAATGAAGCCTTTTGGATGATTTCCATCTCATTTACCAGCATTGACTTGTTGCATACCATTTCAATGTCTGATATGTCATATTCTTTATTATATCTTAATTTATTAAAATAATTATAAAAAGCAAATAATTCTTTTACTGCAAACTGCAAACCCTGAATAAGCAGATCACTTTTCAGATCAAGGTTTTGATACAGAAATTGCAACGCAACGCCGCTTGGCGCATTCCCGAACTTATCAGTTGCGAAATCAACACCCATTCCGCACATGAAAATATCTTCTTTTAGATTTTGTTCATGCTGTTGTATCGCCTGCGTCGGATGCTCGTTTGATATCGGCGTAATGTCGCCGTCAACTGCCAGGAATGCGGCTTTCGATTCCCGAATGTTTCCGATTGCCTGTGCCGCCTTGTCGGGATTTCCAACGTCTCCCTGGTAACCCTTCACCGCAAGAAAACTGTTCGGCGTTTCCTCGATCATATTCGATTCATCACTGCGGTTTTTGTCATAGTCATCAATCAAAGATTTCACAAAATGCAAATCTGATTTCTTGATTCTGTTGTTGACCAACCGAACAAATGGAGGTTTCCCCCATGATGTTGCATTCTTAATAACCTGATTCGCGGTATTCCCCAATACCATATGCGGCTTTGTTTCTATCTTGTCAAAATTGCCCGATTGATTCTGTTCGTAAATAGATACATCCTTTGCAGTCCACCATTCCACATAATAACGCAGTTCTTTTTGATTAACCCCGACATATTCCTTTTGAAAGTACCGAATAACAGCAACAAGATTCTTTTCGTACCGTGTGTCGTAAATCGGAATGATCTGTTCACTCGGTATAACGTTCGCCGCAAAATCTCCGTTCTCGTCTGGGTAAACATGCAGCCACCCAACGCCCGCATTCGACCCGTTAGTTGACCACTGCCTCAGTAAATCATGAAATTCAGACGTTTGAAAATACGGTAAAAACTCTGTTTCTGTTTCCTTGTTCTCAGTTGTAAACGTCGGGGCTTTCCCTAAAATGTATGCAATTTTCTGCTCGACCAGCATCCAATAAAAACCATGAATCAGCTTTTTATTCTTTGCGCTCGAAAGCTTTGTCCATCCGCTTTTCTGCGAATAGTATTGTCTTACTCTGTTTGTTATGGCTGTATTTTCAACAGAATAATAGGCATCCGCGTCTATCATATCCTTACGCGCCGGAGATGAATTGAACGTGTTGATAGCGTCCTTCAATACTTTAGAATCGCTTGCCGTTCCGCTTTCCTGGAGAATTAAATTTGTCAAGTCCGTCTGTGTCATATACATTTTTTTACCCTTTACGCAAAAGCCCAATTACGTTCATTCATTACCGATTCAAGTCCGTAGCGCATAGTGTCCATTAAATGATTGTTAAAATCAACCGGATCCTCTAAAACATTTCCGTTTTTATCCTGTCTGTATGAATAGCCCTGAATCTCATTTATAAAATTCTGGCAGCTCGGATGAATTATGATGTGTCTTTCTCTTATCCATTTTATGCCGTATTTTACAGAATCTTTTCCTTTTTCTGCACCGCGCAAATTCCACCAACCCGCTTTATTCCATTCGGCTATACTTTTAGGTTCGCTTGAATCGGCTGTTATGGAATCGTCCTGTCTAAATATCTGTAAAGCCTCTTCCTGTAATCCCTGGTTATCTTTTCCCCTGACATAAAATTCATCACAGATATAAATTGTATCGTCTTTGAATCCTATTCTTAAACCCGCCGCCGGATCATTATAACCCCAGTCTAAACCGTTGTAGTAGGAATTGAAAGAATCTTTATCAAAGTCTTTAATTAAATAGTTTGTATATACAAGGTTCCCAATCACTCCCCATTCACCAAGTGCATAGACGTTGTATTTAATTATGTCTTTGTCTTTGAGCTTTTTCAGTCTTTCGATATATTTTCTGTCAAGAAATGCGTTATCTTTGTAAGTCGTTTTTAAGATAGTCACATCATCATCGTGTCGGTCAAACAGTTCTTTCTTAATCCAGTGCAGTACATTAATAGGATTAAAGGAAAGCGTTATCTGCTTATGTACTCCCATTTCCCCGCGTATTCTTAAATCAACCTGGTCAAAATCATCTTTGCTCATTTCCGTCGCTTCTTCAAGCCACGCGTCCGTTATGCCGGAAATGCTTTTGAGCTTTTCGGGATCATCTAAACCAACAAATATAAATTCGCTGTTGTGAGGTGTGTAAACTATTCTTAAATCACCCTTGTATGCTTTGAATAAACCGCTTTGCCCTGTATCGTTTATCGCCGTTAAAATTTCTGTAAACGTTGAATCTCTGTGTGTCCTTCCCACTTTCCGCAGTATTAAAGATTTGTGCCCTGGTTCTTTGATATGCTTTAGAATCTCTCTTTGAGCGATAAATCTTGATTTGCCACTCCCTGCGCTGCCGTAAAATATATTTATTCTATGCCGATCATTTAAATACGGCTTATAAGCTCTGTTAATCTTCATAATCAACCGGATCAATTATTTCAATAGTTATCTTGCTTTCTATCGCCCCGCCGTCTTTGCCGGTATGTTCTAATTTTGTCGGTGCATCAAAACCCAATATTTCGCATCGCTTTGTAATGCACCATTGAACACCGTTTAAGAAACGCGGATCGCCCGCCGCCCTCTCCGCTTTGCTTGTCTGCCATGAATCCCAATATTCAAGCTCCAAGTTATCAATCTTGGCAAGCTCTTTTTGCTTTGCTTCATTAAAATCAAATATTGAATCTTTCTGCCACTGCTTTTGAATTATCTTTAATTCACGCGAAACAACGGCCTGATCTATTCCAAGCGCGTCTGCAATGTCCCATTGTAATTCACCCTTTAAATATCGCCTGCTTATTTCGCGTCGATCTCTTTCGATCTGTGAATTACTTCTATTTCCTTTTTTTCTACCCATATATGATTTTAGTTATGACAATTTAAGTTTTTTATCATATTTTTTAAAATTCTTTATAAGTTATTGTTTTTTATACGAAAACTCGTATTGACTTAAACTATTGTTTTTATTGATCAACTTAAAAGATGACGCGCCGAAAAGCTGTTTTTCAAATATCGTTTTTTATAAGTCATTGTTTTTATTAGTGCATTTTTAAGGTAGTATATTTGTATGTCTTTTTTAATAAAATTATTAAAAATTAACTGAATTTATTCAACACCTTTATACTTTACCTTTAACAATATTTTAATCGAAATAATTCTAAAAAACGGTTGAACTTTTT